TCATACAACTCCTTTCAACTTTCTTTTAATAGGTGTATCCCAACTTGCATTGTAAGGTTGATAACCAACAGCAAGATACCTCATTGCGTCCGCCCCATGACTTGCCCAATTGTGTTTTGGTCGCATTCTCCATGTTTTACCATTATCATCCCACTCTCGTTGATAATTTAATAGGGCATCGATTCCTCTCTCACACTTCTCTTCATCGAACCAACACTTATCCAACATTGCTCTGACTTGTTGAATACCATCATCGATCAGGAGCTGAGGTGCTATTTCAACTTTGTCAGAATGAAGACCTAGTTGATCTAATGTCTCAAGTCTACTCTTTCCTGATCCAAGCTCTCTAACTCTGACATCATGTGGAAAAACATACTGATCATAGACATAACCTTTGTCCTGAAGAACTTTGACATAGTGTTCTAGTCCTGCACCTGATGCTTCATAGTAATCTATTAGATGAACTTCAGTACCAACAAATTGTGTGAACCATAGAGCCGTTGAATCTCCCACTCCGAGATCAAATGAAACTACAACACCTGTAGAACGATCATACCCTACATTGGTTATGCGATCTTCCTCCTTGGCTCTTCTCATTTCAGACTGATAATAGCTTCCTTCGCTGTAGATCAAGAAGCCGCCTTCCCAAATGTGCTCATACATGTCAGGGCGTTTCTCTTTGTCTTCTAGTCTTGTTCTCTCTAAGACTTCAGGAAACCATGGGTTGTCCTTGTAATTCATACTAACGATCTTAGAGTCTTTGGGAGGATTGTCTCGAAATCTCTCGTGTGTTGCAGAATATTTGCTCTCAGGGTTGTAAGTGATCCATACTTCTGAATTAACTTCACGAACAGTAGGCATTAATATATCCCAAGCTCTGCCACTTACTGCCTCAGCTTCATCTACCCAAGCTACTAAGATACGAGCCTTGGACTTGATTGAATCTAATGACCTTCTAAGACCTGAGAATGTGTAGTGAATATTACCGTCCTTAGAGCGTATGTATTTCTCTCCGATCTCATAATACTCAGCCAACCAAGGAACACTAACAATAGCTGTCTTGATCTCTTCCAATGAAGACTCACTCAGGCTATTCATAAATTCTCTTGCACAAAGTATCTGACCTTTCTTGCCTTGCATCCCATATCTATATCCAAAGACTGCTGTCATCAATGCAAAACTTCTTGTCTTCCCACTACCACGTCCGCCAAACGATCCTCTTATGCGGGCTTCACCTTCAAATACTGGCACAAGCTTTGGCGGTAATTCGATCTCTGCTTTCTTATCCTTCTTCATCTACCTCTCCCCATGTTCCATCCTCTCTGACCTTAGCCTTCTTTGTGCCTCCCCAATATTCTACAGCATGACCTTCTACAACAAGAATCTCACAAATATCTTCATCTAATTCTGTATATGGAACTCCTAATATTCTCCCATACTTACCCTTACCTAAAGACTTGAGCTTCATTGTGCCACAGCATAGTTCAATCAATCTGTCTTTAGCTTTAAGTCCTAATGCTTTCTCTTCTAGGTTGCGTGTTCTTGATTCAGGAGTATCTATTCCTGCTAACCTTACTCTCTGTTTGTGCAATCTAACATCAAAGCCAAGATCAAGTGTTACATCTATTGTGTCACCATCAATAACTCTTTCAAGTGTTGCCTGATATACGAATGGTGTAACCTTACTCATTTCTTGCCCCAAACACTAGCAGTTAAAATAGATAGGAATGTCAGGTGAAACAAACCGCCTCCCATAAGCGTGAACGGATTATGCTGCCCTGTTAATTTTTTCATCAGCTCCATCTGTACGAGTACCTCCGGTGTGCTGTTAATTATTTCAATAAATGCACTTATATCAGGCCTATTCAGCCCATACCACACAGGCACAAATAAGAAGTCATAAAAGCAGATCAGCAGGTAGAGACTGAGTGCTGTCCATCTCCATCTCATCATACTGCGTTCTAACTCTGTCATCTAGATACATGGTGGTTCACACATAAGACTATCGACACCAATAAACATTACGATAATCGCTAGAATAACTCCGAGTGCTATAAGTATTTTTAATTGATTACTCATTCCTTTGCTACTAATTCAATTACTGTTGGTAAAGATTCTCCCTTAGATGTTATGTCTTGATCCATCTTATCGTGGAAGCCATGCTTACCTAAAACAAGCTTAGTGATCGCTGAATTAAATGTGTTGTTGAGTCCTTTATTAACCAAGGTTTTCTGTTGAACTTGCATACATCTCCCTAATATGTCGGAAAACTCTTTGCTTTCTTGACTCGCCCAATCATATAAAGTGTCTCTGTGTAAGCCTAAATGCTCTGCCATTCCTTCAATGCTTGGAATCATATCTCCATACATTTCATAGTCATCAATGTAAGCTTCAGCTTTCTCTACAATCTCTTTAGAATATTTAGTTGGTCTAGCCATTTAGATGTACCTCCTCTTCAGGTATTTCTGTCTCAGTTGCCTCAAAACTTGTAAGCACTATAAACAACTCGACCTGCTCATCTATTTCCTTTGCACTCTTATTCATCATCTGACCTGCAAACTCACACAATGCAATGTATTTGGTTGGAAGAGTTACTAAGTCCAATCTAAGGTGTTTATCTTCAACGTCAACTGCCATTTCAATCCTTTAATCGTTTCATCCCCATACTATCATAATATAATTCTTCAGGATGAGGTAACAGAATGCCTAAATCATCTGCAAAAGCCTGTACACATTTCAGGTATTCCATCATCTCTTTAACCTTTAACTTTGTCGTAGATTTTATCACCAATATAGGTTTGCCTTGAACTTCCTCTACTTTAGGACTCAAATACTCTTGAGCTAGATACTGATGAAAGCCTTCTTCTGTGTTCCCTGTCTCGCCCTCTTCAGCCAAGGTTCTGATCCATAACCAATATAAAGCATTCTGTCTTCCTGATCTTGTCAGTAAATTAGGCTTGATCTGAATGACAGCTTCTTCTACATCGTTCTCCTGAAAGAATTTATTGCTCAGGCTCTTCACGATATGAGCTTTTGGCTTGTCTCTTTTCAGAAGACGTGTATAACTCACTCCTTATCCTCGAATGGTGACTTGGGAGGTTTGGGAGGTAATCTCTTCTCTTCCTTCCATAATAATTTTTTCTTTAATTTCTCTTTTGTTTCAGGGATAGCAAACTTATCTACTAAATCCTCCATGAATGCTTTTGTGTAGTATGGATGACCTCCATCATAGCAAGAATGACAATAACCACAAGCATAGAAACCGATCTCATTTCCTTTATCATCTTTAGATTTCAATCCCATTCCTGCTCCATTCTTGTGAGCAAACACAACTGTCGGACTTTTTCCCTGACAATTATCGAGCCTCATAGAACAGGCTTCACCTCTAGCACTTTTAGTCTGAGAGTTTTGTTTCATAAATAATTTCTCCTTTTTGTCTATCAGCTACCATGGAGATAACCATCCTTGACTTCATCTGATCACATAGACCTATGATCTCATGACAAATCTTTTCTTTGAGGTCTTCATCTTCAATGTTATCAATACTATGAATGAGATGTTGCATCGTACCAACTAGAATCTTTCTCTCTTCCTGATCGATCTTACGAAGCACCTAAGCCTCTTTGTTTTCTTTTCCTTTTGAGATTGGGCTGATTAGTTCCTAGATAACTAGCCAAGCCAAAGATCGCCCAATGAAGCTGAGGCTTGTCTGCTGTAATGCGATAACCTAATCCTGATTTTGTACATCCAAGTAGCTCTGCACATTTTGTTTGTGTGATCCCCATCCTTTTGATCTCAGCAGGTATAGATTTATAGTAGACAACATAGTTATTTTTATTCATGTTTGATACCTGTTTTATAATAGAAACTCCATTATATCAAAACTGAACAAAAGTATTGGTTGTGCTTCATTGTACAAGATTTGCTTACTTTTTATACAATGTCAGGCTCGAAATATTGCGATACAGCCACGATCTGATAGTAAGTAATACCTAAGTGTACCTCTAACTATCGCACTATCGTTTGATTTCTCGATGCTTTGCATCCAAGACTCTCCTTAGTAAAGCTTAGGTCTAAAGACCTTTTTTTTAAGAGCTCTTAACTTATCGAATAATGCCTGAGCTGAGAAGAGAGCAAAGAAATCCCTAACCTACAATCAAGTAAGTTAGAGATTATCATCGACATAAAGCCTTCGCAGTATCATCGAGCCTGAAACAATTACAGTCAGTCAGGTCAGAGTCATCGCTACCTTGTAATAGGTACTCAGCCTTCTGCACTCTGCGATCTTTCGATCATCAATCAGCAGGTTTTGGTAATGCATTTGCTGAATCTCTGTTAGTTTATAGAGGTGTGAGTGAAACCATTTGGCTAGACATATCACCTCTCGCATCCTAGGAGATTGCAAACCAACTGAAAAAAAATGACAAAAGGGTATAATCTTTGCCAAACAGCAGGGGCAATCTGCCAGTTTTAGAAATGCTCTAGGCACTTCCACCTAGGGCATTTTGCTTTCTGAGATCATAAAAAATTCCCAAAAAACTCTAAACCAAGACCTTGGATAATACACAAGTCGATCAATTGGTCTTAATTATTTTCAAAAAATAGTTGCATAAATGCTTGTATAAAGTACAGATTACTGTATTATGTACTTGTCTTCGGAACAAAAAGACACATTTTATTAACTAAAAGGAAAAGAAAATGACTCACAATAAACTAAATGTAGACCAAATGATCGAAGCTCTTAAAGACAACTTTAATGTAAAGGCTGTTTCTGTACAAGAGTTCAACCCTGAAGAGTACAAGTATGAAGATGGCATTTGGATCAAGACTAGCTTCATCAATCTAGATATTAAAAAGATGGATGAGATGCTTGTAGACTTTGATTGGAACAATTATGCACCTAAAGGCTATGACAACGAAGATGGTACTTTTTCTAATGGTACTGCTGTTATGCCTGAATGGGATGATCCTTCTGATCTAATCAACAAATTCATTGAGGACAATGGTTGGATGATTGAGCCTTATGATAGTGGCACTAAACATGCCCACCCACAATAATTTAACTTTAACAGGGGAGGGTAACCTCCCCAAGGAAACTGAAATGAAACAATCAATAAACAAAGGAACTTGCCAAGTATGTGGAGCAGTTCAGAAAATTCAAAACAATGGATCAGACAATGTATTCATTCATGGCTTTACTAAAACTAATGGTTGGTGGAATCAAAATGAATGTTTTGGTTCAGGACACAAAGCTTTAGAGGTTAGCTGTGACATGGTTGAAGAATCTATTGCTCGTGCTTATGATCAACGAGACAGACTAAGGGATCAAGTTACAGCTCAGGAGGAAGAAACTGCTGATCTTATTGTTTATCGCCCTGTAACAGATAAATGGCAAGATGTTCATTG